CCATCAGGCGAATCTTTACGCTTGTAGAACTCGCTTAATGGCTTGCTGTTATTGCAAACCACGCAAACTTTCATTGGCCTAGGCGATTCGGATTATGGCGCTTGTTGAGTCGGCAGTAGGCATAATTACGGTAAAAGTTCCATTTGTAGCAGTTTTATCTGCACCAAAAGCCAATGACGCAACCGCAGTATTTGCAGTGCTGTTATAGATCAAAGCGCCGTTAGCAGTAATGTTTGCATTTGTCCATGAGCTATTTGCAAAAGACATAAACGCTACGTTACCTGTGCTTGTTGGGCTTGTACTAACTGTTAATGTATTTCCACCAGCAGTGTAGTTTGATCCAGAACTAGACACTTCGTTCAGCGTTGTATAAGCGGTTGTTGCATTGCTTAATGTTGCTGCACTTGTGTATAACGCTAGCTTGTAAACTGCTGTTGCGCCTGATGTTAAGTTTTGTTGACCGGCAAGGATTTCCACCTTGAACGAGTCGCACATTGCTTGGGTAATTGCCATTTGTAACTCCTAAAAATTAAGTAACTTGAACACGAGCTTGACCATTACGATAAGCATCTTGGCGCTCAAGCCCATCTCCAAGACGTTTTAATTGGGCTAATGCTTCGCCGTATTTGCTATTATACGTGGCTAACATGTCTTGTTCACCCTTCATATAGGTGTAAGCTTCAACTAAAGTACCATAAAGCAATGCGGGACTATAGTTATCGCCAAGCCATGATGAGCCAGCAGTCACGATTGACTCTGGATAATAGAAATAATGTAACTCTGCGCCATAAGCAGCGTTTGGTGTTGGGCCAAGAATGAATGTCAATTCATTTGGATCGTTTAGTCTAGAACCGAATAAAGCGTAATATCGGGGTAAACCCGTAGCTGTTGGATCTGGATAAGCTTGACGAATAAAGTTCACGTCTTTATTGAGTAAGTACTCATAAGAGCCATCCGCTTGAATAACCGCCAATGAATATGTAGATAGATAATCATTAGGGCAAGCTAGATACTTACTAGTGCTAGAGCAGTTACCAGTAACGTTTTTACGCAAAGAAGGAATCTGAACGGTGTTGTATATCCGCTCTTCAGCCTGCTCAATGAAAGTATTGATCTGTGTAGTTACATTAACCGTACTCGTATTACCACCAGACAGCTCTACAAACGTATCAGGAAATATATTCTCTGTATACGCTTGTACTTGCTGAAAAAGTTCTGCGTAATTCATTAGCCCATCGGCCCTCTAGAAGTAAAGCCTTTAGTAGCTGCGCCAGATCCACGTTGCTTCATGCCAGTAGTTTTAACATCATCACGATCTGGATCACCTAAGCTAACACGACCTGTTGGTTTACCTGGTTTAAAGTCACCCGCTACTTGGCGAGTTGGATCAGGCTTACGGCTAACAGATAACATTGCATCTTTTGCACTCATTGCAGTGCCTTTCATGGTGTGTGGCTGTGCATAAACATCAGCGCTACCAACCTCTTTACCCATTACTTTTTTAGAAAATTTAGCCATGATTATTCCTGATTATTAGCACGAGCCATATTACGGCCAACAGCTTTCATTGCTGCGCCAGTAACGGTAGATGCACCTTTTTTGCCTTTGCCAGTTTGAATGGCTAAGGTTGGACCTGAATCACCAAGGTTTTTACCTTTGGTTTTGCCAGTTTTTGTTACGCCGTCTGCTGCTTTTTTGAATGTCATAATGACTCCTAAGTTGTACTAACCGATACTGTACCAAGTTGTGTCTTACCTATCAAGTCATTTGGCGTTAATCCATTGTCAAATAACCTTGATCCCCCGACTGGCTGCCAGCCCCATTGAAAGATCCTACTACCCATATCTGGGTTTCCTAGTCCATCTGGACCAGTTCCACCATTAATATCAATCTGCAAACCATTGGTACCAGACTGCCGATAACTTACGTCAGGACGTGGATCCCGAACCGCTTGCGGGTCGTTCACCGGATACATACCCAATTGTAACTGAGGTTGATCGGGGTTCCAACATGATCGACAAACTTTAATCTTGAACGGCTTGGTCTTTACAACCTCTGTTCTAAGCTCCGAAAGCTTATACCTAAAACCACATCGGTCACATTCCGCAATTGCGTACTTACCTGATGCAAATTGATTGGGCATATCTTACCTTGCGTAGAACATATTCCGAGGTACAAAACGGATTGGAGCTTTCTCTCTATCCTCCTCAGCCGCCAACCTAAATTGCTCCTCATAATCCATCTTTAACATTGGAATACGGTTCATATCTACATCAGGAAGCTTGGTGGATAGCTGATAAGCGAGTCCAGCAACCATGCAAGGAATAAAGCGGAAGGGAATATCTTGTACATATATGCCAGATCCAGCATCTTGGATACGGCGTAAGCGGTAATACACGAATGTATATTGGCTTCCAGGCGAGTTAGGCGTAGGCCATACATTGATGCAAGGCAAGTTCTGTACAGTAACTGTAGCATTAGCTGTATGAGCTGCAGCAGTCGTGCCGTTCTGACCACGGGCGCAGTTGATTAACTGGTTTCCGTTAATGTTTGGATAGCTAATTGTCTCGTTATCCAGCTTGATAAATCCAGAAGAAGTTAAACCACTTGTGGAGGTTAGATCAATGGTTGTAGCAGTAGAGCTTATATTAGCGCTTAATAGGGCGCCTGAGAGGTTTTCTTGACCTGACTGACGGTTGATATACACTTGTATTGGGCGCCCCTGTGTGAGCTTGTTTGGTATGCTCATGTAGGTTGGCTCTGCAATACGGCTAATATTGATATCTATTTGGTTAGAAGTACCGTTGTTTTGACGGATAACCATGTCCATTAGATCAATAGTATCTGCTGGGTATGGGTACATAGCCTGTCCTGTAACCATTGGAATAACGCCCTGTTCTACTGTCCAGAGGTTAATACCACGGTTAGCCCATTCAATAGTCAATAGGTTTAAAGAACGGCGGGCTGTACGGAAATCGTAGCCAGTACGCAGCTCTTTACCACAGCGCTCGAATGCTTCTTCGATTAGATCATTAACATCTAAGTTAAACGATGTGGTTCCTGTTGTACTCATTATTTTTTCTTCGCTGTTTTAGCAGATTGAGTAAATGCCGCTTTAGTAGGCGCACCTTTAGATCCAGGCTTACGCATTGTTTCACCAGAGCCAGCCGCAATACGTGCTTGCTTTTTATGGATATTTTCGTAAAGTCCGACCTTGCCACCCTTAGCAAACTGAGTAAAGTCCGTATTGTCTCTACGGGGTTTCTTAGTACCTTTTGGCATTTTAGAAGGGGCGATATCACCCATACCACGAGATGGTCTCATGCTCTTGTCTTTCCACGAATAGCACAGCCATCAGCACGTTTAGAAGCGGAAGATACTTTACCACCTTTTTTATACTCAGATGCTTTAGTGGCTTTTGACTTGCTGCCCATATTCAAAGGCCGAACTTGCTTTTCATTAGCGGACCTAACTGCATCGGTTTCTGGCATTGTGCCAATAGGTTGATTGTTGTCATCTACATAATAATGAGTTTGCTTTGGCTCAAAATCTTCGCCCTTACTAGTAGCGGCATTATAGATTTTTTTTGCAGCACCAACTACAGCTCGACCAGTACGAGGAATTAAGTCTTTATCTTCTTTGTTTTGCAAGCGATCATTTTCATATGTCTGATCATATCCATTTTTAGCCATATCAGCACATCCCGCCAGATCTCATCTTAACCATTGTGCCTTTGGTATGACCCTTAGTAACGCATCCGTCTGCACGGGTTACGCCACCTTTAGCCATTTTATGCATAGACTTTTCGTGAGCCTTAACTTCTTGCTTGGCTACTTTTTTCATCATTGGCATATCTTCTTTAATGTCTGAATGTTTCATAGTTCCACCTTCTTTAAATTTCTTGCCTTTATCGGCGTTGTTAAAATCTTTACCCACTGACTGCGGTACTCCTACCTTCTTAGCAAATGCAGGATTATGCGCAATAGCTGCCATAAAATTGTGTTGCTTCTTGCTGACGCTAGGCATTACTTACTACTCCAATACCCAATAATTACACCAATAATTCCAGTAACAAGACTAACTCCACCACCAATTGCCATTAATGTTTTCCAACCACCTTTAGCTTCAGACAAAGTTCTTTCAATGTTTTGGAGAGTAGTTTTAATTTCAGCCATCTCCTTTACCATTTTATCCATATCTTCTTGTAGATGTTCAATATTACTAGCGTGGGTTGCTAATTCTCTAGCAGTTTCAATTGCGTCAATACTCATTTTAACATTTCCATCGGGCTAGTGAAGCCGCTTTACGAGTAGGTTTACCCTTCTCGTCTTTCATAGGTCCAGGCATACCAGACATACGGGCGCAGAAAGATTTCTTCCTTGCTCCGCCTTCTGGCTGTGGGGCTTTCAAATTACTTCCTGTTGCTGCATTATACTTTGCACGGCCTTTAGCTGTAAGCCCAGCGCCTTTAGATACAGGCAACTTTTCACCACGACCAATCGCAAGGGAGGGTCCTTTTTTCTTAGCCATAACACACCGTTGCAGTTACAGAAGATCCACAACCTACAAAAATACCATTAGGGCAATAAATGCCTTCTCCTGGAATCTTGATAGGCAGACCAACTGTATTATAAGTATCAATCTCTACAGCAATACTACTGTATGCCGTAACGTTACCGCTTGTAGTAGTTGATGCAACATCTGCACAAGTAAAAGTATTATCTCCTGTGCTTGTAACAGCATATACACCATCTCGCCCTGTTCCAGATGTAAAATCTAAAAACACCCTTTGCCCAGTAGTAAAACCATGATTTGTCATAGCTACTGTAATAGTAGTGCTTGGGCTTGTACGAGCATATGTGCCAGACTCATTCACTGTTGGGTCGCATACAGCGGTGTTTCTTGCAGACACAGTTCCGCTTGTCACTGTAATAGATTTTAATCTTACAGGGTCTTGAGTTGCAAGTAGCCCTGTATTAGTTGCATGAGCCGATTTAACATCGTATTGCATCATGGTCTATTTTTATCCGTAAAAAACAGTCGCACTTACGTTGGCAATTGGTAGTACAGCAGCTAGACCTTGTGTAGCAACAATACCTTCGCCTGGAATTAAAGTATAAAAAGCAGTTCCAGAAGCAGAGTCTAATTCCATCAGAATATTAGAATACACTGTTGCATTACCACTAGTAGTTAATGATGCTGTAGCTATAGTAAATGTATTTGCCGTTGCGTTTGCCACGGTATAAGCATCGTCTTGTGCTGTACCACTGGTAAAGTTAATAGCAACTCTAGAACCGTTTGACAAGCCATGATTAGCACTTGTTACTGTGCAAGTTGTTGTACCTGGAATATCATAAGTTCCAGCCAAAGACCCAGC